TTGTCTAATTCTTTTTTCGGCTCCCTTTGTTTCTATCCCATCTAATTCTTCAGGATTTTTTTCTTTTACTACTTCATCAGTTTTTTGTTCTTCAGAAGCAGATTGAGTTTCAGATTCTTCAACCTCATACTCAACTTTATCTTCTTTTTCTGGAACTTCTACAGCATTCCATTCTTCATTATCTGCCATTATTTCCTCCGTTGTTTACGAGACAAACGATTTACGTAGTCTTATTATATCATACTATAAGCTAAATTACAAATTAAACTGAACCTTTTCCTAAATTAAATGTAGGATCAAGATCTTTTGGATCAGCTACCCTCATTACAATTTGATCATCAAAGAGTAGAATAAGTCTTACTCCCTGATAAAATAACTTAGTTCCTGCATGTTTTCCATAACAAACATGATCTCCAACCTGACACCATGCCCCGTTGGGAAACTTATCAATATCTCTATAAGCCAGATCACCCAAGGCAATAACCTTACCTACTGTTGTCAGATAAGACATATCATCCTTGGTTGAATCAGGTATAAAAATACCTCCTTTTGTTTTACTTTTTATAGATACGGGCCTGACCAGAACATGAAAACCCGGTAATTCTGGTAGCATAGCTGGATCTTCGACTTCGATTTCACTTGACATCCATTCATCGTTTTTTAAAGCTTTACCTAATTGTACCTGTTGCATATTACTCCTCATGATATAATCGTTTCTTAACGATATCTGTTAAATTATTCCTTGCCCATTCCAGACTTGAAATAGAACCTACCATCTGTCGATAATGAGCATAGTCTTCGGCAGAACCATCACCCAAAGAAATTCTTAGCTTATTAATTTCTTCGTTAAATTCCTGTATAACTTCGTCCCATATCTCCATTACATTGTGTTTTTACGAGATCCTTTTTTAGGACTAGGCCATTCATAGGAAGTATTAGGTGCCCATTCATTTAAGACACCCCTGTTTGAAAGTTTGCCCCATTTATCTTCTGGTATCTTTGCTGGATCTCCAAAAGTTTGTTTAGGCTTACCCGGTAAATGTGTAGGATAACCTTTACCCTTCTTCATCATTGATCTTCTCCTTCTTACTTTGTTCCATAGCCATTTTAGCTAAAGTATTTAAACCAACCATTTCTTTATCTTTATTACTTTTTTCTCTATCTTTAAAAATCTCTTTTAAAATTCTTTCCCGTTCTCTTGTATCGGCTGATGTTAATTTATCTTCTTCCATACCAAGCTTGGCAAGAATATCCATAACTTTAAGTTCTTTCTTGGAAGCCCTGTCTCCTTCTATTTTTTCCTTTTCTATATTATCAGTAGAATTTGTTTTGAGTATATCCAGAACTTGTTCGTTCTCTTCAAGCTCAAGTTTCTTATTCTTGAGTTCCATTTCAGCAGCATGAATAGCTGTATTGGACTGAAGCTTCTGTTGTTCCAGTTGAACCTTTTGTTGTTCCAAAGCTACAAGCTGTTGTTCAGGAGACTGAGCTTGCTGCATTTTTTGATTAGCACTCATAACTTGTTGAGCAGCCTGAGACATAGCCATTTCTACAACAGAAGGTTGCTCTGCCTGTTCGGGAGGTGCTTGTTGTAATATTTGTTGTGCCACTCCATTTGTTTGTTCCTGATATTTCATAACAGAATGTTCCTGTATATTAGCTTCAAGAATAGGTTTGATACGAGCCATAATAGGATTGGCTCCATTCTGGGGATCTTGCAGGTAAGCTGTCTTGGTTTGAATATGGGCATCATGGTTTTGTCCGGGGAAGGCTGCAATGGGAATACCTTTTGTTGCTGCCATAATATCTGATACAGGGTCCATTGGTTGTGGTTCAATCTTGGGTGGCAGGATCTGTTCTAGGTTAGGCATATTAGCTGCATGAAGAATTGTTCTATTCAGTTCTTCTAGGTTAAACATTCCCGGTGGAGATTGCTGTGCCATTTGCAAGGCCATGTTTGCCAGCATCATACGATGGGCATTAGAAGGAATATTAGGATCAGAGACAGGGACAATATCTATACGGCCATCAAAGTCTTTTTTAAATATACTTCTATCTTCAAAAGGAACTTCATAAGGATACTGGTTAGGTAGATAATCATGATCTATCTTGGCTAGTATCCTGAACTCATCCCTTTGAGATTTATGTAATCGTTTATGTATGGCTGTGAAAAACTTACTGGAAGCTTCTAGTAAAGCCATTGTTGTTCCAACGGGTCCATAGGAGGCAGCATCAGAAACAATCTGTTCTGTACTGTCCGCAAACTTCTGACCAGCAGCAGCTACGAAATTCAGCATCTGGAAGAGCGTTGAGGAAGGCTCTTTATAGGGCAGGGGAACGATAGCCCTAGATAAATCTATACCAGTTGCTTCAACCTCCTTGAACTCACCGGGAGCAATTGGGTCATTATCTCCGACCATCCTTACTCCCTTGGCCTTAAAACCTCCGGGCAAATTAGCGAACTGTCCCGCATCTATGAGGGAACGCATTGCGGCAGTTGCGCTCATGGTGAGGTTGCCCAAGAAATGTATAAGGCCCAATCCGTAAAAACCAAATCCCGGTACAAACCTGTAGTGAACGAAGTGACTTCGTTTCTCTTTGTTTGGATCATTCGGCTCATAGTTTCTACGAATACTTAAAACTGTTCTTGACTGCTCTTCTACTGTTATAATATAAGGTAGTGCAACATCTGAATCTTCTATGTCAAGGTAACAGTGTTGTTCTAGTAAAACATATTGTGGATCATTATCATAAGAAGGAGACAATCCAATAATTGTATCCATCTTTTCAGCAAAGGATGTTACTCCTGACTGAGCAGGTGTAGGTAACTCCATATCTTTATAGACACCTGCTTTCATATCATGAGATAGATCTACAGGGCTTTTATAAATAACATGTGTATATCTATCAGCATTTCTCAGATCAGTTGCATAGTAAGACACATAAAACTGATCTATAGGTATAAATTCTGAGGATGGTCTTTTCAGAGTTGAGTTATAATATATCTTTTTAAAGGCCGATCCTATCAGGGGGAGATGGAATAACATTCTTTCAAATTCATCAAAGTACTCAGGCATCTGTTCAGTTAGCTGATAGTTCATAAAGTTCTGAACCCGATTAGCCTGTAGTTCTTTTTCTGGTGTTGCCTTACCTAGCATATTTGCTTTTACTGGTCCAGAGGAAGGGAACAGTTCCTGTGAAGCCTTGGATTGAAATTTTACTGCTGACTCTATTAATAAAGGATGTACGGCTGTACAGGCACCTTCAAAAGGTTCTGACCCTTCCTCTAGTTTTAATCCTAGTAGATCGAATCCTCTTTCAAACATGGACTCCCATTCGGCTCTTGAATCCTTGTCTGCATTAAAATTATCTATAACATCATGAGCTATGGAAGCCAACTCTTCTTCTTCCAGTGTCTCAGACAGATCTTCATACCACTCTGTAATCTCTTCTGAAGCTTCCATTTCGATGGAAGTCTCTTCTCCAAAGTCTACCATAACTCCACCATCAGCAGGATCGACTTCAAATGTAGGTTCATTAGGCATAGGTTCAGGTAGCATGGGAACAACATTTGTTTCCATTTGAGGTATCTGTTCAAAAGGATTACGTTCTGTTGCCATTAATCATTATCCTCTTGGGTACAATTACAATATTCTGTACAATCTGTACATGTACAAGGATCACATTTGCAATCTGGATTAGAACATTTTTGAGTTTCAGTTTCCATTTGTATCCCCTTTATACTGTAGCTTGTTCATTATAATAAGACCATTCCCAAGGAGGTATTACAGAAGAAGCTTCATAACCTGTTCCTTCATCTCCATATTCAGGATTGGCATGTTGTAGATCATCTTCATATTTCATTTTCTGTTGTTCCTTGGTTAAACCTGTATAGTCATTAATCTCTCTATTTTTCCAATGTCTGACAGGTTCTACTGTAGGTGTTGGAGGTGTAATAACTTTTCTTTCTTCTTTAGGAACCCATCCCAACCTTCTCCAAGTATCTTTTATATCTTCTTCTCCTCCACTTATATTACGAAAAAGTTCAGTTAAATATCTATTAGGTTCTCTTGTAGGTGCTTCTGCTCTTTGTGCAAAATAATCTTTCATTGCAGAACCTGTTGATTCAAACTCTGGTTCTGGTGTTACTACTGGAGGCTCGTCTTCAGGTGGATAGGTAACTTCTGGTTCTTCTGGTACTATTACTGGAGGTTCATCTTCAGGTGGATGGATAACTTCTTCCATTTGACCACCTTCCTGTAAAGAAATAAGACCTCCTTCTGCTCTTTGATATTTTCTATCTCTTTCAAAGTCAGCTTTTATCTCAGCATCTAACTGTTTTTTTCTTGCTTCAATAGTAGGATCATAAGGAGTTAAATTAAGGCTTGCACGATCAAGTCTTTTATCATAAAAAGGAGCATCCTTTCCAAACGGTCCTCTTTCTCTTCCATAGTCTGCCCACGGACCTGTTCCTGTAAAAGCACTCGTTAATGCACCTACTGGACCAAGTTGAGAAGCACCATAAAGTCCCTTGGCCTGATCCCATAGACCACCCATAAGACCTTCTACACCTTTTCCTATACCTGTTAAACCAGAAGCAAAATCTTTATAAGCTACATCTCCTGTAGGAGTAAAGTAACTTCCTTCAAGACCGGGATCTCCTGCTACATTAGCTCTGGAAATATCCTGTAATTCTTCTTCTGTATAATTTCCAGTAGCTGCTGCTGCATTTACAGCATCCATAGATGTTTCAAACTCCTCTTGACTCATTTTTCCTTGATCACCTACATCAAAAGATAAATCTCCTTCATCATAAGCTCCGGGTGCTCCTGTAGCTGTAGCTCCTGCTGCTGCCATAGCTGCATTTAAATCTTCCTGCTCCAAAGTATCAAAGTCTTCTCCCTCACCAGCATCAGTAGTATCAGTATCATCACCACCAAAACAACAATTTTTCAATTCATAATCATTAAAATAAAAAGACAAGTCCTTGGCAAGTGGATTATCATTCCACATTGGTTTTTTATATGCGTTGTACATTTCCAAACCTCTTCTGTTTTCCCCTTAAAAAATTTACCTTACTTGGAAGATTTAAATTTTTTCTAACTTTATCTATTCTCTTCATAGCTTTAAATGCCCCACCAAAAGGACAAGCAACATCGACAATCCAAAAGTTATTTCCACTATTCCAATCATCTCCCTGTATCTTACGTACTCCTGTTCTATAGCCTTCTGAAGCTATATCTGAAAACATTCCCCATGAAACAAAACAAAGAGGAACATCCTGATCTTCATAAACTCTATATTGCTCTAACTTTAGAGGAGGTATAATCAATCTTCTTATTCCCTTGAGAGACATATTCTCATGAAAATCTGAAAGACTAAGGATATAGAGCACCTTCTCTAAAACATTTTCCATATACTATTATACCATATTTATACTCCAGATGCAAATATTATTATTAAAAAGTCCAGTAGGTCTTCTTCTTTTCCCTGACTTCATCTTCCCATTCAGGATCATCAGGATGGGTCAGGTGCCATGATTCCTTCATATAGTGTATTGCCATTGTCATGGCATCGACCTGATCATCATGAGCAGCATTGGGAAACCTTATGATTTCTTCTATGAGTTCATCAGACCATTTCTTATTTGTAGGTATCCATAACCGACCTGCCTCTATAATAGGAGAAGCTGCATAGACCCTTGCTACCTTGTCCCTGTCCGGGTTATATTCGAGTACAGGCAGACCAGCCCTTCTCATGTCCTGTATCAGAGATTGTCCACTGGCTTTCTTTTCTATCATGCAGACATCCGGCTTGTTCTGGTTATAAAGTTTCTGTGCCAGCTTCCTGAGTTCGGGATACTCAAATCGTCCTCGTATGTTACCCAAGAGTATC